TCGTAAAATCCCAAATCTATCACCGCCTTGTATATGCTAAAAGGCAGTATAGGGAGGAAATCTACCATCTTAACTGATAGAAGTACGAATGGTTCCGCCGAAGGCCGGTCTCCCGACCAAAGGTCGTAATCCTTTCTCTATTTAATCTTTAATAATACTTTCTATACTTCCTTTCTAAATTTGCGAATACTAAGATTCAACTTTTTAAAATCCGCACCACTAATTTACAATACTAAGATTCAGAATTTTAAAATGTCGAGAATTGCTAAATCACTCACAACTAGGAGGTACCATAGCCCGATAGTTAAGGCACTTAAGGAGGGATTTTAGTGAAAAGAGACTTACATGCGGTATTAAATTACGAAGAAACGCCAATCCGAGTGGGTGTTATTGAGGGAAAAGAGGTCTTTTGCCTACATGATCTGCTCCGGGCAATGAGTTTAACTCATGTGAATGTGACCAACATCATGACCCGTGTCCCGCCCGATGCCTATTACCGAGCGAGTACGGTGGATGTCGGTGGGCATCCCTGCAACAGCCAAGCCATTGCGGTTACCTTTGAAGGAGCCTATCTAACACTCCCGAGACTGAACAAAACCGATCTGAACGATGTCATGCTTTTACTCCGGTGGATGAAGACCGTCAAGAAATCTAAAATGAAGAAGGGTGCCAAGTAGCACCCTCTTTTTATCTACTTCTAACCGCACCTGCGATAGCTGGCATGGAGAAGTTCGTGATCTCTTCTGGGTCATCGTTACTGCAGAGGTAAATGGCAGCTGCCCTGGCATCGCACGTATCCTTGCCACGGTCTTTCTCGTGGTCAATCTTCGTTCCGTTTACCAAGAGCAAGTGCTTCATGTCTTCATTGGCTTTCTCGTCATCCAGAAGCTCCAAGTGTCCGGTGTATGCCAAGTTCTTGACCTGGGTGAAGATAGCGAGCTGGAATGGGTTGGAGAAGACCTTGTCCTCTGCTTCTACACCAAGTTCCAGAAGCCGCTGTGTCATCGCCCCCGAGTTGAACTTATCTGAGAGGGACCGTTTCACGTACACACGTTCACAGATCGCTTCTACGATGTCTACAACGTTCTGGACGTTAACAGGCACCTTATTCACCTTGTCAGGCTTCCATTCGATCAGTAAGTCCTCTACGGGCTTGTTTCGGGGCTTTTCGACAGCATCCCCACCTTCGATCACCTGTTCGTAGAAAACCTCGCCATGGGCAAGGGAGATCGTGTAGGAGTCACTTTCGATACCGCCGTCAAGTCCCAGGTAGTATGTTCGGGTGGCATCAAGCTCTAGTGTCCGCTTAAACACATCGACATCAAACCCTACGAAGTGACGTTCAGCACCACTGGCAATCTCACTGGTCAGGATGATATTCTCCAGAACTGCAGGATTCAGCTTCCCTGCTTTTACACAGTCGTCGATCCGCTCAGGATACTGGAAGAAGCCGCCCCGTTGTGCCGGTGGAATACACTCATAACGCATTTTAGCGCCTTCGGGATCTTTCTCGTAGTCCATCTTCAAAGCGGAGCGTTTGATGTTGGTGTTAACTTCCCATGAAGCGCCACGGGAGGAAATGACCTCATGGTTCTCAGGATCTTGTCCCTGATTGTATTTGTACATCATGAAGTCTTCTGCAGACCGTGGGAAGGAAATGAACAGCAGGAGGGATCTTTCGTTGAATCGGGAGAGAGAAGAGGAACGAATCGTATCATATGCAAACTCGGCCAGATCCCATTCGAAGTCGCCCACCTCGTCAAAGATGCCAACCAGAGGGTTGAATCCTTCAAATGAACCTGCTTCCGAGTGACCACTAAAGGCCCTGATGTTGTTGTAGAAGACAATCGTGTCTTTCTTTTCCTGGTACTCGTTGTAGGCCAGCGGTGGTCGGTTGTCTACCTTCTTAAACCAGGTGCAGTGTTTTAAACGGGATTTCAGTTTAGTGAAGAACACGTTTTCTGCTTGCTTCGCATTCTTCGCTAGGTTGATGATATCTATCGGCTCACCTTGACCGAAGCCAAAGTACTTTTGCGGATTGTACATGCAGTTCAGTCGGTACGGAACGTATGCCACGATGCCGGAGATGATAAAGTCCTTACCGGAACCTTTCCCCCACATGGCTGCGAACTCTGTAACCGCTTTCAATTTATGACCCTCTGGTAAATCGTCTTTTGCCAGAATCTGCTCGACAGTCTCTAGCATCTCTGTCTGTAGCCCAGGGAACGGTTTCTCTCCGAGCATGTTCACAAAGAAATCTACCAAACCGAGGGGCTGCTCACGCCAAAGCCCCTTCTCTTCTTGGACGGATTCCGCCATGTTAATGACGTCATTCCATAGTCCATCTAATATATCCATCTCACTCACGTCGGTTCCTCCTTAGATGTACAACTCAATCCCGAGGTCTTCTAGCAGATTAGTCATGCCTTCCTCGGTAACGATGTCGTTTATTTCTTCGATTGTGTAACCTGCGGCTTTAAGTTCTGAGTCAGTCACGGTGAAGGTGAACGAGAAGTCCACGCCATTGAAGTTAAAGGCGTGCTCTTTATCCTCTTGTGCCGCCTTCCTCTGTTCCGCCAACTTATGCTTCGACTCTTCGTAGAAACAGCGCCGGCAGATCGGTTTGTATTCGTCCAGATCGCCCACGTGCACATCGCCGTCCTTCTCACCGCCCACGAATGAGCTGACACGAGCATCTTCTTCACAGCGGTGACACTTCGGCTTAAGCTTCTCAATCTCGTCGGACTGAGCAAGCACGCTGCCCATCACCCCGAAGGCCTTGTTGTCTGACGTGACGTCAAGACCGAAGACGTGGACATTGATGCCGGAGATCGCCAGAGCATTGAGCATTGGAACCGTATCTTCGTAATCAAAGAACTGAATTTCGTCAATAAGGACAGTGTGAAACTGGTCCGTGTCGAATAGCAGAATCTCCGATAGAGTGCTGAGGGGCACGACTCCAGAAACCGAAGAACCGTCTCTGGCTACAACCTTGTCGATTTGCCCTCCCCGCTGAATGTCGTTCGTATGCTTAAAGACGACAACCTCTTTACCTTCGCTGACGAGATGATCATGGATCGCCACCAGCTTCTTCGTTTTACCTGCCCCCATTGGGCCAACATGTGATACCAGTTTCCCGTTCTTCATCCTTAATTGATTCCCCCTTTGAGTAGTTCACTCACGATATGGGAGTTCTCACGTTTACCTCTCATTCGTTGTACGAACGCTGGCAAAGCTTCCGGCGATACTTCCTTGAGCGTCTTTACAACCTCAAGCAAGAACTCACGCACGATCTCCATATCGTAGATTTCTTTATGAATGCCTTCGATTTGCTTAAGCGTTTCCCGCATCTCCGAGGACAGCGCCTTATAACCTTTCGGATCTGGGATAGTACCCTCGTCGAAGGCCATCTCTTCCATCGTGTTGATCATGAATGCTGTCCGGGCGGCCATCTCTTTCAAGTGACCAAGCATGTCGAACTCTGCACTATCGAACACGACCTTCCGCATGTGCTGTCTATTCGCCAACATGACCTCTTTGCGGACATCCGGCATGGCACGTACAAAGTGCGTTAAGTTGTCCACGGTGATTCGGTCATCTTCCGGCACCTCACCGATGGCGTTGATTTCATCGCAAATCTGCTGATAAGTCATTTTAGGTATAACCTTGAGCAGATTTAACGTGGCTTCGACCAGATCGTACTTCTCGATTTTGCTTTGCATCCCACGCTTACGAGTTTCCATTATTCCTCTTCCCCTTCCACGTCAAGGTGCAGGTCAAGCCGCTCAATCATGAAATCAAACAGCGCCGACAAGCTCCCTTCAAAATGTTGGTCTGCAGCTCTCTGCAGGTATTGTTTGGTCTCCGGCTTCGTGCGGAGGTAGATGCGTTCGGTCTTCATAGCGTTACTCCTTTACAATCTCTGCGGTGTAGTCAAACAGCGGGCAATCTACTGCAATGAATCGCTCCTGCAGATAGAGGTTGCTGGCTTTATACAGTTCATCTGGCAATCCATCGTAGGTGTGTAATACGTACTTCTCTTCGATTTTGGATGCCATGGACTTATGCGGCGTCAGATGGCGGTTCAGAAGAAGATCAAGGTGGGCGACCAGGGGAGCATCCCCCTGAATCACTACCTCACCATTCCTCTGACCATCGTTATCAACAAGGGCTGTCTGCCCTTCGGTGTCGGTTACTTTGATGATCATGGTGTTATCCTCCTTGATTAAGTGATGAACATCGGCTCAACGACATTGACCATGAACTGGTACTTTTGAGGGTACTTTTGCTCAAGGAACACTGGGTTAAGGATGTACAGGCGGTAGGCTTCTGCAAAGTCTTCTGCAGGATGGAAGCAACCGTAGTCAGATACAGGAGCTTCGTAACCGGCGTCTGTCTTCGGAAGCCCGCCCGTTTGGGATGCACTTCTGGTTTTCACCAAGTGAGCTGCTACGTTGTTCGGGCTTTGGTCAGGCGATGAAGCCGACCATCCGCTGATGGCAAGCCAGTCAGGACGTTCGTGAATGGTTTTACCGTAGAAATCCAATCCGTGGTAGGCAACAGCATGTCCGATCTCGTGGATACCGACCTCAGCTGCCACGTAAGGTTTGAAGTTCGCATCCGTCATTTCGGAGAGCCAGTAGGACTGCCAGTTTACTGCTGTGGCCGATCCCCACTGGGAACCTGCAGGTTTGACATAATCGAATGGTCGGTGACCGATCCCAGAGTCAATCGTGTACTGCAGAGCTTGCGGTTCGAAGTTAACGAAGGAGCTGAATGCTTTGAATTGTGGGTCGGGGATGTCGGCGGCAAAGGCACCTGTAATGGAGTTGGCGCTGTCAATCGCAACATCGTTGAAGTCAATCCAGTCCATCAGGCCTTGCGGGAGAAGTAGGAGATTTGCGGCCATAACATCCAGGATGGTGCCGCTGAGGTATCCGCTGGCGGACGAGAAGAAGTTAACAGGGACCTGCAGAAGGTAAGTCATATACAGCGAAGCCATCTGCAGTTCAGTTAAGCAGTCCAAGCCACTGGCTTCGCACCATACTTTGAACTCTGCCCAGCTGTTTGCTTCGATTGGGTCAGCTGTTTGGTTTCTTACTTCGGTGAGGGCTTTGAAGAGGTATTTATGGAACGGGGCAACGGTGATTTTACTGTTCCGATACGGTGTGGAGGAATCCATCTTAGCGAACAACTCTAGCCAGCTGTTCCGCCCTTCCCAGTACTCTGGGCTGATGGTTACGCCGTACTGTCCTTGAACACCTGCGGCTACGGCCGCACTGAGTGCTTTTTCACCTTTCCAGAAGGAAGTGTCAATGGAGGCTGATGCTACTGATCCGTCACAGAAGTAGGAGTAACTGGATAGCGGTACATCTACTGGTGGGAGGGTAGGGTTCGTCGGGTTTGTAGTCCCTCCCCCGCCGCTCCCCTCCGCAGCACATACACCTTCCGGTTTCAACGGGTACGGGAGATTAAGTGAACATTCACCGAATGTGTAGATATTCGTTGAACCGCTACCTACTCCCCAGTGCCAGGTCAGTTCCGTACACTGCAGGGTATATTGCGGGATACCTGCGGCATCGCACTCCAAGACCATGAAACGGTAGGTTACACTACCTTGTCCAGATCGGAAGTTAACCTGAGTGCTCAGAGAACCTGACGATCCGGTGGTCGGTTTGGAAATGATGTAGACACCTCGGTCATTCGGTGTTCCGAACTTATCGCTCGTAACCAGACCGCTTGGGTCATTGACAAGCATTGCCCCGAGTACGGTGTTTCCTTCATGGAACTCGCTCTTTCTCCAGTTAACATTGATGACATCCGCACGGCTTGTACCTACACCGGAAACTGTCAGGTAAGGCTCAATTGGTGGTTTGATGTACACCCATTTCATCACGTTCTTATTGAATCCGAAGATACATCCCTGGTTGATTTGTCCCAGTGCCGGGTAAACACGCATCGGCATCAGGTCGCCCATAATCCAGAGTGCCCGGTATGGCTCGGGGTTGCCAAGCATCAAACCTGGACGGATGGCGTTCGGAGAGTAATCCTTTGAAACTGTGCCCGTGAAGGTGTTTGTTGTCAGCTTGTAGGAGCCATCCGTCTGCAGAGCACCAGTGGTGTTACCGATATGACGGTTCGCCCAGATGATTCCTCCGTCCAATCCATCACAGGAGAGCCATTCCAAACCTACACCGAAGACCTGTCCCCAGTTAGGCTCATAATAGGACGTTCCTTTTGCGGATCGGTTATGGATCATCAGACCGCCATTCTCATTACTACTGCCTAAGTGCCATTTCACCCAAAGGCGCTCACCTTGCGGCGTATCAAATTCGTACCCTTTAGCCAGCTGCGCATCTGAGACGGGACTGCCCACGATATCCGAGAACTTGATCCGCTTGATAAACTTCTGCGGCTTGCCTTCATAGCTGATGGATACCTCATAGATGATGACGTTCAAGATGGTACAGCGCTGACCTACGTCCACGAGGGGCAGGTCAGGTGACGCTGTATCAGGCGGGTCCACGTGGAGCTGGTATCCGTTCTGCGGAACAATCGTCCGGTCAAATACCCCACGCTTTTTATTGCCTTTATTACTTCGATTAGCCCGTGGCATTTAATCACTCCTATCTTAGTTGAATGTCCCGACTGCAGGGATCTCTTTTCTCTTATCCGTAATGACGTTGCTACCTAATGCCACATCACAGACCCAGTACGACTTGTTAGCCCCGCCGAGAGCACTCGCAGGAATGACGTAAGACCTCAATACTTTCTGGCTTTCATCCATCACATCTAAGGTGACTTGCTCAGTGAGAGCGCCTTTGTTGTAGTTGTGGATCTGGATCGAGATCGTAGAAGTCTTGTATCCGAGTACGGTTACAATCTCTGGTTGAGTTTCCCGCCCAGTGGCGTCATGGGATTGATAGTCATAGTCCAACCACATTTGGTTATCTCCGCTACCGAACTGAACTCTACTGAAATACACACGACTGCTGATGTCATGATTAAGGAATGCATGCATATCAAGGTCAGCCCTGGAGCTGTTCTGCCAGCGAAGTACAAACTTGAGATCGTACAAGTGGTTAATGTCTGGATCAGTAGGCTTAGGAGGTTCAGGTGCGGGTGGTAGAGGTGGTGGAGTAGGTTCCGGTTGTGGCGGCATGTAATGGCCGTTTCTCGGAATGTCTTTATAGCCCCAACCAGCGTTTCGCAGATTACCGCAGTTGTTTCGGAATCCGATCAACCCGTATTTGAGGGTGTTTTGTTCATCAAAGTTGAACTCGGAGTCTGCAGTAGATGGGTACAACACATTACAGATCAGGTCGATGTCGCCCCAAGCAGCCATGATGGACTTCTGAGCATCGTAGTCTAGCTCGTCCCACAGCAGATCGTTATCAGATCTGGGGAGGGGCTTCGGGTTG